AAGGGCCCGTGGGTTGACATGGGTAGAGCAATTCCTGACAAGTGGGTTCCCGTTCTCTACACCAACCCACCCGCAGCACCCGTGCCGCTGACGGATGACGTAGGAATGTTGCACGGCATTACGATAGGGTAGGGGGGGTAAAATCCTTTGGGCCAACTGCCGGAAGACCGCAGAGTTTACCCAAAAATCGCACGCGCAAATTTTGACCCCTCGGGGTGGAAAATCTGTTAACATTGCGCGACACTTTTTGCAAACGGAAAAAATTATGGCAATTCGAGGGCCAAAACCTAAACCAATCGCCCTAAAAATCCTCGAGGGGAACCGCAGCCGCCGACCTATTGACCCGGCTGGAACGCTGCGCCCTGACGCTGGTGCGCCGGACGCGCCGGATTGGCTACACCCGCTGGCGCGAGCCGCGTGGGATCGGCTCACAAACGAGCTATGCCACTACGGCGTGCTGACGCGACTAGACCGCGATGCGCTCGCTGCGCTCTGCCAGACCGTGGCGCGAGTGGAAATTTTAGAAAAATTTTTTGTGGAAAAATCGGCGCAGCTTGGTGACCCGGTGGCAATCTATTTTGACATCACCCCCAACGGTCTGACCGTGCAGTCGGCCTACTATCAGGTGCTCAAACGCGAGCAGGAGCACCTGCACAAACAACTAGAGTGTTTTGGCCTGCGTCCAGACGCTCGTAGTCGCGTCTCGATTGCCGCGCCCGTCCGCGCCAATTTGCAATCGGTGGCGGGAGCAGGGCAGCCCGAGGCAGACGCAGGGTTTGCGGATTTTGACTAACACAAATGTCAAAAAAAACTAAAAAAAAAACGTATTTTGAGCAGGCGCTAGAATACGCACACGCCGTGACCGACGGCCACATTGTGGCTGGCCTATACGAGCGGCTGGCCTGCAAGCGGTTTTTGAGCGATTTAGACCGCCAAAACACGCCCGATTTCCCGTACCGATTTGACGCGGCGGCGGGAGCGCGCGAATGCCGATTTGTCGAGCTACTCCCCCACATCAAGGGCGAGTGGGCGCGGCCTAAATTTGTTGATGGCCGCTTGCAGTACGCCAAAATCAAATTGGAGCCGTGGCAGATTTTTGCCGAGATTCAAATTTTTGGCTGGCTGCATGTTGACACTGGGCTGCGCCGATTTCGGCGGGCCTACGAGGAGGTGGCTCGAAAAAACGCAAAATCAACTCGCGTTGCAGCGCGTGATTTATTTTTGCTCACCGCAGACAACGAGCCGGGCTCACAGGTGTACAACGCCGCGACGACTGGCGAGCAGGCCAGAGAGGTTTTTGACGTCGCGCGCAACATGGCTCTACGCGAGCCTGATTTTTTGGCGCGTTTTGGCGTCAATGTTGGCAGACACGACATCACAATCGCCGAGACGGCGAGTAGTTTTAAGCCGCTCAACTCTGAGGGTTCGACGCTCGACGGATTAAACGTGCATGGCGCGTCAATTGACGAGCTACACGCCCACAAAACGCGGGCGGTGTACGATGTTATCGACACGGCCACGGGAGCGCGAGCGCAGCCCCTGATTAGTATGATCACCACGGCTGGCAGCGACCGCGCCGGGATATGCTACGAGCAGCGCGACTATAGCATCAAAATTTTGACAGGCGTTGTTGTTGACGAGACGTGGTTTGCTGTGATTTACACGCTCGACGACGGCGACGATTGGCGCGACTCCAAAAATTGGCGAAAATCAAATCCAAATCTAGGGGTGAGCGTCAAAATTGACGACATGGAAGCGGCCTGCCGAAAAGCACTGGCCATGCCGTCGGCGCAGGCCAATTTTTTGACCAAACGCCTAAACGTCTGGATCGCATCCGACAGCGCGTGGATGGACATGACCGCCTGGAATAAATGCGCTGATCAAACGCTTGATATTGAGCGCGTCAGTCATTTGCCGTGCTTTATTGGATTGGATTTGGCGAGCAAAGTCGACGTCGCGGCCAAAGTGCTGTGGTTTTATGATGCGGACGCCGACCATCATTATTTGATCCCCGTTTTTTACCTGCCAGAACGAGCGGTTGAGCAGGGCAGAAACTCACAATATGATGGCTGGAGGCGCGGCGGCCATCTACAGGTCACGGACGGCGAGGTGACTGACTACGACGTCATTGAGGACGACCTGCGCGCAGATATGGCCGCGCTGATGGTGCGCGAGATACCGTTTGACCCGTGGCAGGCCACGCATCTGGCAGGCCACATGCTGTCAGAGGGCGCGCCGATGGTCGAGTACAGGCAGGTAGTGCAAAATATGAGCGAGCCAATGAAACAATTTGAGGCGCTTGTATTGGCCGGCCGCCTAACGCATAACGCAAACCCGATGATGACGTGGATGATGAGCAACGTGGTGTGCCACGTCGACGCCAAATCTAATATTTACCCGCGCAAAGAGCGCGAGGAGAACAAAATCGACGGCGCGGTAGCTGCGATCATGGCGCTTGGTCGCGTGATAGCTCAAAAACCTGCAAAAAAACCTAATGACGGGACTGTTTTTATGGTATAAACTGAGCGCATGGGGATACTCTCGAACATTTTTTTGCGCGGCGCGATTTTGGCTGGCTACAGTCCAAGAGACCCCGCTATTGCTGCGATTTTTGGCCGTGGCAATATGTCCACGGCGGGGACAAATGTCACGCCCGAAACGGCCATGCAACACACGGCGGTATGGGCGTGCGTGCGCGTGCTCGCTGAGACGGTGGCGTCTCTGCCGCTGATAATGTACCAGCGCACCGACAAAGGCCGACGGCGAGCGATTGAGCATCCGCTTTATGCGATTTTGCAATCGCGCCCAAACAACTGGCAGTCGTCGTTTGAGTGGCGCGAGCAATGCATGACACACATCGCATTACGCGGCGCGGCCTACTCGCGCATACAGCTACAGCGCGGCAAACGCACGCTCACCGCGCTCAATCCTGATCGAGTCAACCCGCACCTGCACGACGACGGCACGTTGTCCTACGAGGTGCGCCAAAAAAATGGGGACACACTCACGCTATTGCAAGAGGAGGTGCTGCGCGTCCCTTTTATGCTGATCGACGGGGTGCGCCCCGTGACACCAATTGAGGCGACCCGCGACGCGCTAGGTACGGCGATTGCCACTAATGATTTTGTGGCGAGGTACTACAAAAACGACACTAAACCACCTCTATGGATTGAGGCACCGCCCGCCGGATTTCAAAACGAGGACGCCAAACGAAAATTCGCCGCCGGCTGGCGCGAGGCGCAGGGCGGCGAGAATCGCGGGTCGACGCCCGTGCTGGACAACGGTTTCAAAATCCACGAATTAAGCGTCAACGCCTCAGACGCTCAGTTGCTTGAGTCACGCGCCGCGAGCGTGATCGACATCGCTCGCATCTATAGGATGCCGCCTCACATGATCGGCGCGTTGGAGCGTGCGACCAACAACAACGTGGAGCAACAGGCTATTGATTTTGTTGTACACACGATGCGGCCATGGTTTATTCGCTGGGAGCAGGCGCTGGCCCGCGATTTGCTCACAGAGTCCGAGCGCGGCGAGTATTATTTTGAGTTTTTAGTCGACGGCCTGCTACGCGGGGACAGCGCGGCGCGAGGCGAATTTTACACAAAACAGTTTAATATCGGCGCGATGAATCAGGACGAGATTCGGGCGGCAGAAAATCGCGACCCGCTACCTAATGGCGAGGGCCAAAAATTTTATGTGCCCCTGAATATGATTGCAACAAATGGGGACACACCTCAAAATAAACGCGACCAACAGGGCGCGGCAGGAGAAAACGATGGCAGAAATTGAAAAACGAATGTTTGACGCCGAGGCGCTCACGGTGCATCGGCGCGACGACGGCAAATCGCCAATGATGCGAGGCCATGCCGCCGTGTTTAATGAGTTGTCGGGCGATTTAGGCGGGTTTCGGGAGCAAATCATCCCCGGCGCGTTTGCCGAGGCGATTGAGACGGATGACGTGCGCGCCCTCATCAATCACGACTCTAATTTTGTGCTCGGACGCAACCGCGCCGGGACGCTCGCGATGCGCGAGGACGTGCGAGGGCTGGCGGTAGAGATCACACCGCCGGATACCGCGTTTGCCCGTGATTTAATCGTCTCGATGGAGCGCGGCGACGTGACGCAGATGTCATTTGCGTTCCGCGTCCGTCCCAACGGAGAGGATTGGGCAAAAAATGATGATGGCGTGTGGGTGCGCAGCGTCAAGCGCGTGAGGCTCTACGACGTATCGGTAGTGACGTACCCGGCATACACACAAACAGATGTCGCTATGCGCTCTCTGGACGCGTTTGTGCGTACTCTCACACCATCAACCGACTACATTGTGACGATGCAGGCACGGGCGCGGCAGATTGCAATTGCAGAGGCTCTATAACATGTTTTTGGCAATCCGAGCGGCGGCAGGCGCGAGGATGCCTTATAGGTGTCCAGCCTGCCAATTTTTTATTTTTAATGGAGATTGATATGAGCAAAAAAATTATTGAGTTGCAGGAAAAACGCCTAAAAGCTGTGCATGACGCACGGGCTTTGAACGATTCCGTCGCGGCAGAAAAACGCGATATGACGGGCGAGGAGCAAACGCGATTTAATGCGTTTATGGCCGATCAGGAAAAACTGGGACAGGCCATTAAGGACGAGCAGCGTTTGATTGACGCCGAGCGTGAGACCGCAGCAGGCGAGCAGCGCGGCGGCAAAACGACGTCCAAATCGGACGATGGCGCACCTACTGACAAACGCGCCTCCGTAGAGTACGCCGAGGCGTTTGGTGCGTTTCTGCGCGCCGAGAACCAGGCGCATCAACGCGCTTTGCAGGCCGATTTGGACACCGATGGCGGCTACGTTGTCTCGCCCAAACAGTTTGTGACCGCGCTCATCAAATCAATTGATGATCAGTCATTCGTGCGCCAGAACGCCACCGTCCTGCCGCTCAACAACGCGGCCAGCCTCGGCGTACCATCGTTGGACGCCGATCCAGCGGATGCGGACTGGACGTCAGAATTGGGGACAGGCAACGAGGACAGCGCCATGAAATTCGGGGCGCGGGAATTTAAACCATTGCCGCTGGCGAAGCGAATCAAAATTAGCAAAAAACTGCTACGCTCAAGCGCTATCCCAATCGAGCAACTTGTGCAAGAGCGTCTCGCGTATAAATTTGCAGTGACGCAAGAAAAGGCCTTTATGCTTGGCAACGGTGCTGGTCAGCCATTAGGATTGTTCGCCGCCTCGACAAACGGCATCACAACGGCGCGTGACGTGTCGACTGGCAATACAACAAGCGCAATCACGATGGACGGTCTGATTAACGCCAAATACTCGCTCAAATCCGGGTACCTAGCGAGTGCCAAATGGCTGTTCCACCGCGACGGCGTGCGCGAGGTGGCGAAGCTCAAAGACAACGATGGCAGCTATCTCTGGCAGCCATCTAAAATGGAGGGCGAGCCCGACATGCTGCTCGGCCAGCCAATCATCATGTCGGAGTACGTTCCAAACACGTTCACAAGTGGCCAGTACGTCGGCATCATTGGCGATTTGAGCTACTACTGGATTGCAGACGCCCTCGATATGCAAATCCAAGCGTTGTTTGAGTTGTACGCCGAAGCCAATCAAGTCGGCTACATCGCTCGTATGGAGACCGACGGCATGCCAGTATTGGCCGAGGCGTTTGCTCGCGTGAAATTGGCCTAACAGCAGGCGGGCGGCGATTAAAATCGCCGCCCACGTCATTACAATTTTCTAGGAGATTAAAAATGAATTTATCCCCAAATGTGAAAGTCACGCGGGTTGTCACAGCTCAGGCCGCTGGCACTTCTGCGGTCAATGGTACCGTGCTCGATATGCAAGGATTCGACGGCGTGGTTTTTGTCGCATCTTTTGGCGCGTTGACAGCAACGCAGGTCACTAGCCTCAAAGCGCAGGACGGCGCGACTGCCAATTTGTCGGACGCCGCAGATTTGGCCGGGTCGCTCACTGGCCCACTGGCGGACACCGATGGCAACCGCTCGTTGGTGCTCGAGATTTGTAAACCGTCAAAACGGTACATCCGTCCGGTCATCAATCGCGCGACGGCAAATGCTGTGATTGATGGCGTTGTGGCGATCCAGTACTCGTCTAGCAAATCGCCAACCACTAACGACGCCACGGTGGCGGCCGCCAAGCTGCGGGTCTCGCCAGCTAACGGTACGGCCTAATCAGCCGTTTGGGTGCCGGGGCAACCCGGCACCATTTTCTGAGGGGTGAAAAATGATTAAACTTACAAAAATTTTGGCAGGCCCGGGCGGCTGCTACGATATTGGCAACCGCGTTGACCTGCCCCCTCGCGTTGAGGCTGAGATTGTGGCCGCAGGCGCTGCGGAGTACGTCGCCTCACCGCAGACGGCCACCGCACCTGACGCTGTAGAGATTGCCGTTGCGCCTGACGCCGCGGCGGCGCAAGCTGCGGTGCAAAAAGTGCCCGTGGAAGCGCGGCAAGGCCCCGCCAAGGCGAAAAAATAGATCGCTAGGGGGAAGATATGGCGCTGAGGTTGAAAACGGCTGCAATCGCTACACCCGTCACAGACGCGGCGCTCAAATCTCACGCCCGCATCACCGACGGCAGCGAGGACGCCGATGTCGCCGCGCTTAATCTGGCTGCCACCCGCGCCGCTGAGGTGGCGACACAACGCGCCCTAATGCCACAGACGTGGGTTTTGACCCTAGACCAATTTCCGCGTGGCGGCGTCATTGACGTGCCCGTACCCCCGCTCATATCGGTGACGAGCCTGAAATATCTCGATGTTGATGGCGTACTCACTACTCTCTCGTCGGCTGATTACGTTGTCGACAACCAGACCGAGCCTGGACGCATCGTCCCGGCCTACGAAAAAACATGGCCCGCCATACAGTTGATGCCTAATGCCGTGACGATTGAGTTTGTGGCAGGCTACGCCAATGCGGCAGCGGTACCAGACCCCATCAAACACGCAATAAAAATGATTTTTGGTCATTACTGGATACACCGCGAGGAGGCTGGCGAGCGTCAAATGTATGTCACGCCAGTAGGTGCCAAACACCTGCTAGACCCATACCGCGTCTACTCGTTTGGCAGGCTCGCATGAGCGCAGGCAATCGGCCCCATCGCATCGTTTTGCAAAGCCCCGGCGGCGTCACGGACAGCGTAGGCGAGCGCACTACCGTATGGACGGACGCTGCCACCGTGTACGCTGAGATACGCGGCCTAACCGCTCGCGAGATGATGGCCGCCGGGCAGCGGCAGGCGATCACCAGTCATGTTATTGTTTTCCCGCATGGCGCGAATGTCGCTGCCGTGGATGCGGCGTGGCGCGTAAAATACGGGACGCGCATTTTTACAATCGAGGGCGTCATCAACATTGATGAGGCCAAAAAAACAATTCAACTTTTTTGTACTGAGTCGGTACGAGAGGAATAGGGGACACACCATGCCAGCGGCCATTAACAGATTTTCCACGTTTTCAACCGGGCTCGACAGCCCGCCGACGACGCTCGAAACCGTCACGCCCTCCGATAGCGTTTTTCTCGCGCAGGTATGCCGCGCCGTGTACGTTGGTGTAGGAGGCGATGTCGCCGTGGTCGTCAATCAGGCGGGCGCTGATGCGACGTTTGTGCACAAAAATGTGCCATCCGGGACATACCTGCTTGGCTTAATCCACCGCGTCAACGCGACGAACACTACCGCCACCAATATGATTGCCGTCAGCTAATGCTCTCTCTCTCGCTGTCTACGACCTCTGTTCTGCGGCGCGTTTTGAGCCGCGCAGCGCCGCCACTCGATCAGATTGGCGTTGCAAGCGCAGCCGCGTACAGTCTGCGTAAAGTACGCAATGCATACACGGGTAGCGCCGTTCGTGTTCGTCGGTCGAGCGACAACACCGAGACCGATATTGGGTTTACCGCCAGCGGTGATCTGAATACCGCTGCTTTGATGAACCATGTGGGGTATCAGAACTTATTGACCTATTCGGAGCAGGCTGATAACGTAGTTTGGACGTTTGGGGATGCAGTAACCCCTAACCTTATCACCTCACCCGATGGAACAACAACTGCTGATTTAGTTCAAGTAGTAGGGGCGAGTACTTTACGGCAGGCATTCACAACACCAATATCGGGGCAAACTGTAACGGCTAGTTGTTGCTTTAAATTAGGGCTTGTTGGCGAATGGGTTAGGATTTCTGTCTTTGACCCACTCGTACCTACTAATCAGTTCCGTGCATGGTTTAACCCTAATACAGGGCAGCTTGGTGTATCCGACCAAATAGGTACAGGCGTGCATATTGGTGCAGGTATTGAGAATATTGGAAACGGGTGGTACAGGGGTTGGGTTACTGGGCAAATACCAAGTACATCTTTGACCATTCAACTTTCTAATGAAAACAGCAACGGTGTTACAGCTAGAACAGCAGGGCAGAATCGGTATCAATGGGGTGCACAAATCAATTTAGGTACGTTGCAACCTTACCAACAAACAGTAGCTACAGCTAGAGCTGGCAACGGATTCGTCACCACTTGGTATGACCAATCAGGCAATGGGCGCAACGCTACGCAGACCACGGCAGGATTGCAGCCGCGCATTGTCAACAATGGCGTGGTAGAGGCTATTAACGGAAAGCCGGAAATTAGGTTCGATGGCGTGGATGATTATTTAGCTGCCCCTTCTCCGCTTATTGACACAACGCACAGTTTGTTTGTTCTATTCACACCGACGATTGAAAATCAAATTGGGTCTCTTTTTGGGCAGTGGTCTGCTGGGCAAACTGGCCGTTTTTTTCTTGTGGCAAACCAAGATTCGGGTGGACTTACGTCGGCTGGGCGTTTAAACCCATTCAACTCTTCAGCGACGGGAGGCGGAGGAGGCGGAGGAGGCAGTGGTTTCGCCGCAGATGTTGCTATTTCAAATACACCCACTTTAATCACATCTATATCAAGCACCGGAAGCGAGCAGTGGAAACTGTTTAAGAACGGCGCGGAATGGGATAGCGCAACAATTACGAGCGTCTTTACGGGGGTCAATAGCGCGATAGGTTCGTCGAATGGAACTGGATCATCGAACCCATTTGACGGCACTGTATCAGAATTGATTTCGTTCCCATCGGTACTCTCCACCACCGACCGCCAAACCCTTGAGCGCAATCAGGGCGCTTACTATGGGATACCGTCTTTAGCCCTCGATCAGATTGGCGTTGCAAGCGCAGCCGCGTACAGTCTGCGTAAAGTACGCAATGCATACACGGGTAGCGCCGTTCGTGTTCGTCGGTCGAGCGACAACACCGAGACCGATATTGGGTTTACCGCCAGCGGTGATCTGGACACTACAGCCCTTTTAAATCATGTAGGGTATGAGAATTTATTACTTAGGAGTGAAGAGGTCAATCAGTCCCCGTGGGTGTTGGACAATTCGGGTGCAAGTAACCCTGTTGTCACAGCTAACTATGCATCAGCCCCAGACGGGGCAATGACTGCTGATAGGGTTCAGCTTAATAAAACTGGCGGCACATTTAGTAGACTAAGACAACCTAGTGTACAACCCTCCTCTAATACCTACACTTATTCAGTTTATCTGAAAAATAACAGTGCAGGTGTGGCTAATGTTGGTATTAGGATTGACGATGTGGGAGTCAACTGTGTAGTAACCCAAGATTGGCAAAGATTTAGCGTTACAAAGGCCGCGACAACAGTCCCAGAGTGTCAGATTTTGCTCTTTGATTCAATAGTTGGCAACGATGAAACCGCAGACATTTTAGTCTGGGGAAATCAACTAAACACAGGAGCAACACCCAAAACCTACCAACAAACCGTAGCAACAGCAAAAACGGGTAACGGCTTTATCACCACTTGGTATGACCAGTCGGGCAATAATCGCCATGCCACACAGACCACGGCAGGCATCCAGCCGCGCATTGTGAATGCAGGGGTGATTGATATTGCCAACGGCAAACCCGCTATCAGATTTAACGGGTCAAATACGTTTTTCAGTGGTGTATCCCTTCCACTTTCTCAGTTTACCTTGTCATCTGTGCTAAATGACGTAACACAATTACCAAATATTCGCTATTCTATTGGGACTGGCAGCGCTTCACCCGGAAGGGGAATATTCAGCAGCTTTACTGGATTCGCTCCGCCAACACCAAATGCCTCATTGGGATACGCTCCAGACACAGGTAGTGTGGTGCAGACAGGATTTTTGCCAACAACAGGACAGTCTTATGTTGTGAGCCTAACCACGACTGCGACAGCATCAAGCATTTGGGCAAACGGTGGCAATAATGGAACAGGTGGAAGGATCACCCTGAACCAAATTTTTATTGGTCAACGTGGTGACGGTTTTTGGTATTACGATGGACATAACTCAGAAACTATCGTATTCCCCTCCGTCCTCTCCACCACCGACCGCCAAACGCTTGAGCGTAATCAGGGCGGCTACTATACAATTACAGTTTCATGATTTCAAATAGGGGACAGACATGAATAAATTTTTTATTACTACACCGGAAATTGCAAGCGCGCTTGAAATGGCGACTGGTATCAGCGCGGAGAAAGCGCGACAGCAGGGGTGTGAGGGCGTCACCTCGTTTTGGTGGAGCGTTGTGCGTCACCCAGACGGCGAGCAGGCCGCGCTGGCAATACACGATGCGCCGGAGGCTGCGAGCGGCGTGCAGCAAATTGGCGAGAACAACGAGATTGTAATCGGGGACGCACCAGCGGCGTCAAACATCGTGTACCAAAACGGTGACCTCGTTATCACGACCGACGACCTAATCGACGAGCTGCCAGCGGATTGGCATACGGTTGATCCTAATGCAGATGCACCATAGGACGCCTCGCGCATGATCGAGATTAAAACTACCGGACTGGCCGAACTCAAAACGGTTTACCGGGATCTGCCCGACAAAATCAAGCGGCGCGTTATTACTCGCGCTGCGAAGGGAGCCGCCAACGTCTATTTGGCCGAAGCGCGGCGCGTGGCCCCGGTGAGGGCTACGCCTATGCGCGGCAGAAATAAACGCCCGGCAGGCACGTTAAAACGCGCCCTAATCGTCAAACGGGCGCGGGAGCTTAACACCGCCACATCGACGGGATTTTTGGTGACCGTGCTGCGCGGCAAAAAATTTCAGCGGGTCGGTAAAAAGGGCATCAATAAAGATGCGTTCTATGCCAATTGGGTGCATGACGGGCACCGAGTCGTGCCGCGCAGATCAAAATCCAATCAGAGCGGCATCACAGCACGGCGGCGCGGGGCCGCCGGGCGCGTTGAGGGTAATCCGTTTTTGCTCAGAGCGTTTGAGTCTGCGTCTACGCGGGCACTAGACAAATTTTCCGAGACGATGCAGGTTATTTTGGCCAATCCATCGGCGCTTAAATGATAACAATTGACGAGGTCATCATCGCCGCACTGTCAGCCGCTCCCGCGCTAGGGTTTACCGTGCATCCGCAGGGGGCCAGTCAGGACGCCAAAAAGCCGTTTGTGATTTATAGCCGGACGTCGGAACCAATCATGACGATCCACGGGTACGCTGGCATCACTAGCCACGACGTGATTTTTGAGTGTTGGGCAAAGCGCAAACGCGATGCATCTGCAATCGCGCTCGCGCTGCGCACTCGCATCACATCGACGGCGGGATTGATTTGGGAGGAAATCCTCGCGCCTGAAGACGATTACGCACCAGATACCGATGAGTTTTTAGAGTACGTCGCGTTTAGGTTTTGGCATTAGCAACACAATTGCAGGTTTATTTTTTTATAGGAGCAGATCATGGGACAAAACATTTTATTACTCAACACAAAAGTGGACATGGAAAACACGCGGGGGACGGCCAAAACCATTACCGCGATCACCAAAGCAACCGAGGCGGTTATCACATGCACACACGACTTCGCCATTGGCGATTACGTTTTTATCGAGGGCGTAGTTGGTATGCCGGAGATCAACGGGCGTGTCGTGCGAGTTAAATCAGTCAGCACGACCGTCTCGTTTGTGGCCGAGGGCCTAGACTCGACACTGTTTAGCACATACGCCTCCGGTGGATCGGCATACAAAATCTCGAGCTGGCACGCATTTGATAACCTCACCAGCCTCAATTACCCGGAGCCGACGCCGAACGCGATTGACGTGACCACGATCCACAATAACCAAAAATTTGAGGTTTTTGGACTGGACGACGCGCCCACAATCACACTCAACACGATCAGTGATCCAACATCCGTCACGACCAAAGCCGTGCGCGCTGCATCGGCCAAAAAATCAATCACCGCGTTTCGCGTGACGTTGCAGACTGGTACGATTTTAATTTTCACAGGCTACGTGGCGGGCGGGCGTGGGCTCGATGGTGCGGTCGGCGCTTTGGCCACTGGACAAATCTCGATCAAACTCGCCGCGCCTGAGCAGTATTTGTAGCATGAGCCAAGCGATTATTGACAAAATCCGTGCGGCTCGCGCCGTGCGGATTACATCGGGGAGCGTGGTATTTTTTGCCACGCGCCCAACCGTCTCGCGATTTGGCGAGATGCACCGCGTTGTAGCCAAAGATGCTGACATCTGCCGCGAGTGCGTCACTGGTTGGGACAACGTGCGCGAGCGCGACATCATTGATGGCGGTGGCGACGACATCGTCGCATGGGACGCCGCGCTTTTTGGCGAGTTGATTGTTGATCGTGTTGACTGGTCGGCGGCGATTGTGGCCGCCATTGTCGCGGCGACATTGGCACAAATGACGGCACGGGCCGAACAGCAAAAAAACTAGCAGGCTGGCTTGAAATAAACGCGCTTAAAAAACGCGCCCCCGGCATTAGGCCAGTCGAGTTGTCGCCGGAGAGCGCTCAGGTCGTGCAGGCATGGCGGCGCATGGGCGGGATTGATTGGGCGGCGCTGCCGCTCATAGTAGAGTTGCAAAACGTGCAAGACATCGAAAATTTTGTTTTTGGGCTTGAACAAATCCGCGATTATTTTGAGCAGCAGCAAGGGTAACGAATGAGTAAACGCGTTGGATCACTTGGGATCGAAATTGCGGTAAACGATGCGGAGTTACGCGCCGCGATGAAACGCGCCGCAGACTCGACTACGCAGGCATTTTCGAAGATGGAGGGCGCGGCAAGCAAGGCTGGCAGCGTGCTCGCCGGACTCGGCTTGGCGGTTGGCGCGATTGGCCTAGCCACCACCGCGTTTAACAAATTTACTGGTGCCATCAACCAGCTCGACGACCTCAACGATTTGTCCAAACGCACGGCGGTGTCAGTCGAGACGTTGGGCGCGCTCAAAATCGCCGCAGAACAATCCGGCACCAGCCTAGAGGGGCTGGCGACTGGATTAAAACGATTGCAAAAAGCGCAGATCGCCGCTGCCGACGGCGACAAAGCGATGCAAGCAACGCTTTCCGTTTTGGGTGTGACGGCCCGAGACCCAGAACGCGCTCTAATTCAACTTGCGGCCGCGTTTGAGGCGCTCGACGAGCAATCTAGGGTAGAGATAGCCACGCGCCTCGGCAAAGGCTTTGATGCGCTTATACCGCTGCTTAGCGGGGGTGCGGCAGAGCTTGAGCGGATGATTGTTGTTGGGCGACAACTAAATCCAGTCACAAAACAATCCGCGGACGAGGCTGATAAATTTAATGACTCGCTCATTGAGTTGAGGGCATCAGGCAACGCGGTGTGGACGCAGCTCGCGTCCGAGGCCCTGCCTGCGCTCGCTCGCATCGTTGGCGCGATGCGCGAAGCGCAGAAAGAGAGCGGCACTTTAAAAGCGGTTTGGGTCGGTATTGGTGGCGTGATGGCTGAGGCGGTGTCGGACGTCAACGCCGCGCCGCTAAACAAATTGCAAAAGGAACTCGCATCTGTAAATCGGCAGATTGAGTCCGAGACGAAACGGCTGCAAAGCTCTTTATTTGAGACCAACTCTCGCGCTGGTATCGAGGTCGCGATTGAGGCGGCGCGCGAGCGAAGAACGCAGCTAGAAGCTGAAATTAAGGCGATTAGTGACGTCATTAAAACGCCTGCCGCGCCGGTCCCTGCGAACAACACGATGGCGCAGCAGGTGTGTGAGATGACGGGCGGGCGCTGGAACGGCAAATCGTGCGAGCGCGGCGCGGGCGCGGGCGCGGGCGCTGAAGACAACACCAAAAAAATACTTGACGGCCAAATCAAAGCGCTTGAACGAGCGGGTGCGGAGGAGCGCGATGTTTTGGCGTCAAATTTTAAGGCAATTGATGCACAGCTCGCTGACAGCGCGATCTCGTTTGCAGATTATTATGCCGTGCGAAGAACGCTACAAGAGCAAGCGATTAAATCTCAAATCGCGGCGCTTGATGCTGAGATCGTCGCGTTGGAGGACTACAAAAATCGTGCCTCAAAAACCAACGACAAGCTCGATGCGGAGAATAAAATTGCAGACGCTCTCCAAAAACGTAGAGCACTCGAACGCGCCGCAGGCGATCAGGCGGTAGACGAGGCGGCGCGTCAAAAAAAATCGTTTGAAGATTTAGAAAAACAAATCAGACTGAATAACGCAGCGGTGCAGGAGCTAGAGGGCAGCCTATCAGACGCGGCGGCGATCAGGTTTGATGAGGCGAACAGGGAGATACGGCTGCGCCTAGTTGTGGAGGGACGCGACGAGGCGGTCGCTCAACTCGATAGGCTGCGGTCGTACACCGTTGCACAGGCCAGTATAAACGCGCTCAATGAGGAGGCTGATCGCATATCGCAGCAGCGTGCAAACTCCGAGACGTTGGTGAGCATCGCGCAGCGGAACGGTGCGACCACTGAGCTAGGGTCATTGCAGGCGCGTAGCGAGGCGCGCGCGCGTGAGGTCGAGGAGCTACAGCGCATCTATGAGGTGCGGCTGAAAATCGCGCAGGAGTCCGGCAACCCTAAACTATTGCAGGACGCGGAAAATCTGCGCGTTCGCATCGAGGAGCTGAGGGCGTCAACTGATTTATTGGGGCAGGCATTTGACAACATTTTTGTCGGCAGCGCCGCCGATGCGTTCGCGGCGTTTGTGACTGGTGCAAAATCAGCAAAAGATGCGTTCAACGATTTTGTGGGGAGCGTCGTCTCACAAATCTCGCGATTGGCAGCGCAGGATATCGCGGGCTCGCTCTTCAAGGGGTTGGGCGGTGGCGGTGGTGGTGGTGGTGGATTGTTAAATTTATTCTCGTCATTTTTTGGCGGTGGAAGCGGCTTCGGTGGGCAAACCGCCGGAGGCATGTTTACGCTGCCCGGCGAGGGGTACGCCAAGGGCGGCGCGTTTACGAATGGCGTTGTAGACACCACAACATTTTTTAACCCGGCGATGATGGGCGAGGCTGGCCCCGAGGCTATAATGCCGCTGGCGCGAGACAGCAGCGGGCGGCTGGGCGTGCGTGGCAACGGCGGCGGCGCTAATGTCAACATCACGTTTAATATCTCGACCCCTGACGCAAATAGTTTCCGCGCCTCAGAGAGTCAAATTTCCGCGCGCATGCACGCGGCTGTAGTCGCCGGGATGAGGAATAGATAATGTTTTTGGAGACGCCACGATTCCCGGACGACGTAACCTATGAGTTTGAGGGCGGCCCCGCGTTTTCGACCGAGGTCGTCATCAACGCAGGCGGGTACGAATCGAGAAATCAAAATTGGGCACAAGCGCGACGGTCGTGGCGCTGCAATCACGCGCCCAAAGACCGTGCGTTGACCGACGTACTGACGGCGTTTTTCCACGTCGCCAATGGCAAAGCGCACGGATTTCGGTTTAGAGACTGGACAGACTACGAGGCCACGGCATCGCAGGGCGTGTTTGTGGCGATCAACGCCACTACATACCAGATGTATAAACGCTATGGCGCGGGCGCGTTTCCGCACGACAGAAAAATCGTCAAACCCGTCTCAGGCACGATCACAGTCACAGGCGGTAGCGGTGTCAGCATCAATCACGCGACTGGCATTGTCACGGTGACGAGCGGAGCACCTACGGCATGGGCGGGCGAGTTTGATACTCCGGCGCGTTTTGACAGCGACGAGATGCGATTGCAGGTCGTACAGACGTCTCCGCGCCGATATGTGTGGGGTGACATCAGTCTCACGGAGATCAGGGCTTGAAGGCCGTTTCTGAGGCGCTTAAACAGCATCTTGCGAGCGAGACCACAACGCTCGCAACATGCTGGCTGGCCACTTTGCAAAATGGCACGGTCTACGGGTTCACTTCGCACTCGTCCGACATTGTTTTTGGCGGTCGCACATACGCGGCAGCGACAGGCATAACGCCGTCGGCGATTGCATCAAACGCGGATTTGGCAGTTGACAATCTCGACGTCGACGGCATGCTTGACGCGTCGGTAATTACCGAGGCAGACATCGCCGCGGGCTTGTGGGACTACGCGGCCATAGAGATTTTTATGGTCAACTGGTCTGACCTATCGATGGGTCAAATAAAAATGCGCTCAGGCAGATTGGGCGAGGTCAAAACAGGGCGATTGGCCTACACCGCAGAGCTGCGCGGTTTGGCTCAAAACCTACAGCAGGTCGTAGGTGAGTTGTACTCGCCGACGTGCAGAGCCGCGCTTGGCGATGCCCGGTGCAAAGTCTCGCTGGCCGCGTACACACACAGCGGCACGGTCGCCAGCGTCCTGACTCAAGAAAGTTTTTCGGCGGCCCTCACGCTGCCGGATGACTACTGCACAAACGGGCGCGTGACGTTTTTGAGCGGCCAAAACAGCGGACTGGCCATGGAGGTCATTGCATACTCGCGTGGCGTTTTTACTCTCGCGCTGCCGATGCCGTACACAATCGCAGTGGGTGACGCTTTTACAGCGGTCGCCGGATGTCAAAAACAATTTTTACGCGATTGTGTCGGAAAATTTGCCAATGCGATCAATTTCCGCGGCGAGCCATACCTGCCCGGCAATGATGTGATGACGGCGAGCGGGTACAACAACGCGGCCCCGAGCGAGGAGCCGCAGACGTGATTAAACGCGCTCAGGTGGCCGCAGAGGCTAGGACGTGGCTTGGTACACCATGGCAGCATCAAGCGCGACTCAAAGGCGTTGGGTGCGATTGTGTGGGCCTTGTTATTGGCGTTGCTCGCGACCTTGGCGTTGTAGATGCGGATTTTAATGTTGACGGTTACAAACGCATACCCGACGGCGTCACGTTGATGACGCAGTGCCACGCGCACATGACGCGGATTGACGCGGCATCTATTGATGTAGGCGACGTTTTGTTGATGCGATTTAATGGGGAGCCGCAGCATCTCGCCATTGTTGGCGACTACGCGCATGGCGGGCTATCAATAATCCACGCCTACGCGCTCTCGCGCCGCGTGGTCGAACACGCTCTCAGCGATCAGTGGCGGCAGCACGTTGTTTGTGCCTACAAATTGCCGGGTGTCGAATAATGGCGCGGCTGGTATTAGGGGCGGTTGGAGCTGGCATTGGCGGGTTTATGGGCGGCTCGATTGGTGCATCTATTGGCTGGTCGGTTGGCGCGGCTCTAGGCGGCCTAGTTGACCCGCCGGACGCGATTAAACAACAGGGCCCTCGATTAGGCGACCTAAAATTACAAGCGTCGAGCTACGGC